ACCACGAAGGGCTACGCCCACCTGCTCGAGGAAGCCGGGACCGCGGCCGCTCGCGCGGCCGGCGACCTGATCGCCGCCAGGATGTCAGCAGGTCAGGATCGAGACGATCGGCATGGCCGCGTCGATCTCGACCGCCCGGTGCAGCGGCGCGCCGCCGAACAGCCGGACGACGTCGAACCTGTCGCGCCTGCGCGGGACCAGCCAGCCGACGGATAGCCCGCCGCCGGCGAGCTCAGCCAGCGCGGGCGTGCGGCACAGTTGCGGCGACATGCGCTGGCCGGCGTCCGCCAGCGCGTAGAACCGGCCCATGCCCGCGACCTCGACGATCACGGCGATGGGCTCGCGTGCCTGACGCGCGGTCGGAGAGATCCGCGCGCGGGTCACGATGTAGCTGGTTGAATGCTCGACGCCGTCAGCGTTGAGGCGGGCGACGATGGGGATCGTTCTTGTTTTCATGACTCCCTGATCCTAGTGCCGATGCACGGATCGTTGAGCAATTCCTGCGACGTAATCTCGCTGCCAGTGGAAACGGATCCTTAACGGTTCACTTCGGTCAACTGAAAGTGCGGGCCGTCGCGGAACCTCGGCCAGTCCCCGCCCCATTCGATCGCCACGCGCTCGGCTGCGGCTGCCGCTTTCACCGCCGCGCCCAGCTTCGTGTAGAGCGGCCAGTCCCATCGCACCTCGCCGCCCACCGTCACCGCCAGGTCGACAGCGTGGCCGGTCAGGTGACGGCTCTTCATCGTGCGCGAGGCGCCCGCGGCGACGAGCTCGCGCTGCCGCGCCTCGGTGCGAAGCCCCTCGGTCACGATGAACTGGACAGCGCCGTCGCGCGCCGCGCGCTCAATCACGCGCACGAGGTCTGGGTGGACGCCGGCGAGACGCCGCCGGTCGCGATCGGTGAGGCTCATTTCCGCTTCATCGCCTCCGCGATCGAGGGCACCAGCTTCTCGGCCGTGCGGCCGATGACGTAGCCGCCCAGCCCGATCTCGACGATGCCCCAGAGCTTGATCGCCTCGGCCTCGCTCAGGCCCGGCGCCGACCACCCGAACCACCGAGCGACGATCAGCGTGACGAAGATCAGCATCGTGAGCGGCCGCCAATTGGCCGCGAGCCAGTGCTGCGACGCGGCCTCGGTGCGGACGATCTCGCTCGCCGCAGCCTGGATCTCCGACTGCGCGGAAAGCAGCTGGCGCATCGCCTCGGCCTCGGCCTTGGCCTTCTCCTGCGGGTCGGGGAAGAGGTTGCCGACGATGCGGCTGACGATCGGCGCGAGCGCCGGGATGAGTGCTGCGATCATGGTTGCACCTGCTCGATGAGAACGCTGTAGCGGTGATGGTGGGTGAGACGCTGCGCGGCGACGCGCCAACCGTCAGGGATCGGCTCGCCGTGCCGCAGCCACGCGACGACGGCGACGACCGCTGCGAGCGGCGCGGTACGCTTCCGGGTCGATGCAGAAACCGATCGGCTGGCGTTGTCGCTCAAACGGACGGCCCGGCGGATCCGAAGAACGGAGCTCGGAGATCGACCCTTGCATGCACTCACCAACATGCGCCGCCGCTTCCGCCCAGTCGGGGTCATCGTACCCGCCGCGCCGCTTTGGCATTGCCGCCTCCCGCTCGTGCGCGCTTCCATTCCATGACGTCGACGGCCTCGGCCAGGTCGGCGTAGCAGTGCAGCCCCGCCGGCCCCTCGCGCGTCGGATCGACCACGATGCCGATCGTCGCGCCGTGCTTCTGGCTGCCGAACTGATGCTGGTCCGCGTAGGCGTCGAGGAACTTGTAGCCGCGCGCGCGGGCCAACCAGAACGGGCGCGCCGACTTGTTGGCATCCTCGCCCGCGAACAGCTCCCAGTGGTGCTGATGGCCCGCGACGTAGACGTCGGCCTCGCCGCCGCTGAACTTCGCCGCGCGCATCGGCCCGTGCAGCGGGTTGTAGATGCTGGTGCCTTTGAAATCGTGCGCGGCCCAGACCTTGACCGCATGGCCGGCAGGCGTCGCGACCTCGAACTGCGCGGACCAGTCCTCGAGCATGGCCGCGCCGCGCGACATCCAGTCGAGCGGGTCGCCCGTGCCGTGGCTGGATGACCACAGGTCATGGTTGCCCTTGCAGATCACGAGCCAAGGCACCGTCGCGAAGAACCACTGCGCCAGTTTCCATCCCTGCGTGCGCGTGACCTCCTGCTCCGCGTAGAGCCTCTGGAGGCGCCCCGCCCAGTTGTTGACGACGTCGCCCAGGCACACGCCGTGGACATTGTCACGGCGCAGGAGCTCGTGGTGCTGGCGCAGCAGGCCCCAGTCGGTGCCCGGATCGTCGAGGTGCGGATCTCCGACGACCGCGAGGCAGTAGGGTCCGTCGTCGCGCAAGGTGAAGCGCGCCCAGGTCTTCGCGGCCTTGTGCTCCGCGCGCCGGCGGTAGTTGCGCTCGAGCTTCTCGATGAGCTCTTCGACCGGGACGTCCGCGTCGGGAATGTGCGGCGGGTCGAACCTCGGCGTCGGCGCGTCGAGCGCCACGCGCTGGCCGCGGTAAAGCGACCAGTCGATCTTGCGGCCGGCCGCCTCTTCCATGCGCGTGACGACATCGGCCGACGTGTTGGACTTGACGCCGCAGCGGAGCAGGCCGGCGGCCACCGCGTTGCGCTGGCCGGCCCGGCCGGGTGTGCCAGGAGGCGTGTGGCCCTCGCGCAGCGCCTGCTCGATCGCCTCGATCCGCCGGATTGCTTCGCCGGCAGGCAGCCTGGGATAGGGCATCAGCGCCCCCCGAACAGGTTGCCCATGTGCTGCCAGATCCACGCGAGGCCGGCGCTCGCGGTGACGAGGACGCCGCCGACCTTGACGCTCATCCACCACGCGCCCGCGCCCATGTTCGCTGCGGCAACGAGCTGGTCGAGCTTCGCGTCCATCTCCTCAAGCCGCGCCTTCATGTTGCCGACCTCTGCCTTGAGCGCGCCGATCTCCTGCGCGTGCGTCAGGATTGCCTGCTCGGTCATGGCACGCTCACAACGCAGCGGCGGCGCGGAACAGGTCGTCGACCTCCGCGTCGCTCAGGTTGAGGGCGGCAGCGAGATCGACCACGAGCTGGTCGTCGCGGCGGATCTCGAGGCCGTACTCCCACGCGATGCGCGTGGACTGCGGGCCAGCGGCGACTGCGGCCTCGACAGCGTCGAGCTTGCCGGCGGCGAGCAGCGCGAGGCGCGCCTGGCGCGGGCTGACCGAGCCCGGCACGGCCGGCGGCGCCGGCGTCACGGGCGCCACGGGCTCTGGCACCTCGACGAGGCCCCACGCTGCGCGATCGGCGGGCGACATCTGCCGCAGCCACTCCGCGGGGTAGTTGACGCCCTCGCGCACGAAGGCGCGGTCGAGCATGACGGTCTGGCCGTCGGGGAATTGGAAGCGCATCAGCGAGCCCTCGAGTATTTGAAGGGGACGTCGGCGAAAGCGATGAACAGGTAGCTGTTGCCCGAATTGTTCAGGCTGTAGCCGGTCGGCGCGCGGACCTTGAAGCCGCCGGCCAGCAGGTCGAGGCCGTAGGTGTTCGACGCTTCCGCGCCGGCGCTGTCGGAGAACACGCGCTGGATCACCTCGTTGGCGGAGCCTGACGGGTTGGCGATGAACCAGCCGGTGGCGACATCGCGCGCCTTCACCATCACGAACTTGGGCTTGAAGCCGCACCACACGAACGGCCCGTCCGTGTTGTTGTTGCCGGTGTAGACGCCGATGCGCGAGAAGCCTGGCACCTCGGTGAAGAGGTACGCGAGGTAGTTGACCAGGTTCGCGTTGTTGTAGCTGCCGACGCGGAAGTTGGAGGCGTCCGGCGCGGTGCTGTCGAACATCGTCGTGTCCACGGCCTCGGCCGCAGCGGTGCCAAGGTCGAGGTAGTAGGCCGCGCTCGTCATGTTCTTGTGGTAGCCGGCCCACACGCGAGCATCGCGGCCGCGCACCAGCGCGAACTGCGGCGCGACGCCAAGACCATGGGCGATGTTGCGCGCACCGCCACCGTTGCCCGTGTAGAGCGTGACGTTGAAGCCTGGCGCAGAGCCGCTCTTCAGAGCCCAGTCGACATAGGTCGCGGCGCTGACGTTGACGCCGCGGCTGGAGGCGTCGCTGCCGAGCGAGTAGCCGTTCGAGGCGAACGCCGACAGGCTGTTCGCGTCGGTGTATTCGGCATTCGGCCCGGTGCTCTGGATGCCCTTCTGCGCGCCGCGCGAGGTGTCGAAGAGGTTGTGCGTCGTCGCCGCCGAGCGGCTCTTGATCCACACAAGGTCGGGCGCGAACTCGAGGTCGGACACGCTGGCCGCGGCGCCCGTGCCGGTGCGGAGCCGCGCGTCGAAATACTGGCGCGACCGCTTGATCGACGGCGCCGCGAGGTTCGCGGTGTTGAGCGCGGAGAAGCCGGTGGGCGGGGTGTGGGCGAAGGCGCGCTGGCCGAAATTGACGCGGCTCGTGACTGCCGTGCTGGTGTAGCCCGCCATGTACGGGAACCACGTCGTGCCGGTCAGCCCGGTCCAGCGCGGGTCGGTGTTCGTCGCAGGGTTGGCGGTGCCGCTGGAATTGAACCACGTCCCGTTCTTGCCGACCCACATGGACCCGTTGTCCATGTCCACCGCCACCATGATGATGTCGTTCGCTGCTGGCTGGCTGGCCCCGGACCAATTCGTGGCGCCCGTGATCGCTTGGCTGGTGCCGTACTGCACGACCCCAGAGTTGAACGAATTGAACCACGACCCGAACTGGTAGGTGCGCGTCGCCGCGCTTGACGGCCCGGTGGTGTTGACCGAGACGTTGTCCGCAATGCCGATGCCCGTGCCGTAGCCAAGAGCGGACACCGCGATTTCCCAGTACCACTTCCCCGACGACGGGATCGCCATCGTCGCGCGGATGGCGTGGACGTCAGCGGCGGGAACTGCTGCGGTGTTGCCCTCGCTCACCGTCACCGTGCCCTTGTCGATCGGCGACCACACCGGGAAATTCAGCGTCGGCGTGTCGAGGCTCTGGTCGAAGGTCGTGCCTGCGGTCACGCTGATGCCGCTGGTCGTCCAGTTGTTGGCGTTGCCGCTGCTGTCGTTGCCGATCGTCGTGGTCGTCGTCGCGTCCTCGAACGCCAGCCGGAACCCGTTCGTGCCGTAGGTGCCGGAATATCGGATCGGCACCCACTCGCCGGTCACCGCGTCGGTCTTGCCGAACGAGCTCGGCGTCAGCGCCTGGCCGTCGATCAGGTGGACGTGCGTCAGGTGGCCGTCGAGGTAGGTTCCGTTGACGATGTCCGACATCAGCCGCATCGCGGTCGACGCCGGGTTCAGCGTGGTGTTGGAGTTCAGCGTCGGGTAGGTGCCGCTCTGGTAGACGAGCGCGACGCCGTTCAGCCAGGCCTTGATCCTGTCGCTGGCCGTGGCCTGCGTCGTGTCGATGGTGACCACGAGGTGGAACCACGCGCTGGGGTCGCGCGCCAGCCACGCAAACTGCACGTCGTTCGCGTCGGCTCGAGTGAAGAGGCGGCCCCCGTAGCCAGAGATGTTCCACGCGATCATGCCGGCGTTGCCGGTCGTGCAAACCAGCGCGACCTGCGATCCCGACGAAAGCGTCGGCGCGGCTTTCATCCACGCCGAGTAGGTGACCTTCTTCTGATCGGTCGGCGACGCGCCGCTGGTCCGCGACAGGTACGCGCTGTTCGACGCGCGAAAGCGCAGCGAGTTCGCCACCCGGTAGCTGGAAGAGCCGCCGCCGATCCCGAGGAACTCTGGCGACAGCATTAGGACGCCACCTGCCGGCGACCCCACTCGCGCAGGTTCGTGCCGTCCGACCGGAAGATCAGATGCAGCCGCCCGCTCGCCGGGAACGAGCCCGGCGTGCCGTCGTTGGTGTCGAAGATGAACGCCGCGTTGAACGCATGCGCCCAGGCGCCGCCGCTGTTGGTGATCGACAGCGCGTAGAACCTGTTCGCCACCTGGTTGGTCGGCGCCGCGAACGTGCGCGCGGCCGCGCACGTCACCGCGCCGACCTGCGCCGTCGCCATGTCCCAGTTCACCGTCGCCGCGTCCGTCAGCGTCGCGGTCAGCGGCGTCTGGCCGGCGCCCCACGACTGCGACTGGCTCAACGCAGCAGCGTCCAGCGTCGTGCGCGCTGCCGCCGCGCTCGCTGCGGTGAACAGAGCGTCGCCCGTCGCGCCCGCACCCAGCGTCGTGCGCGCTGCGCCAGCGCTCGCGGCCGTGAACAGGGCGTCGCCGGTTGCGCCCGAGCCCAGCGTCGTGCGCGCCGCGCCCGCCGTGGCGTCGTCGAGGACGTTCGCCATGAACGCCGACACCGGCACGCCCGCGACGCCTGCGGCCGCGATGGGCTCGCCCGCCGCGTTGAACGCTGCGAACTTGCTGGCGCGCTGCGCCGCCGCCGGGAACTGAGTGGACAGCGCGCCGTCCGACACGGGGAACTTGATCGCGCGGTCGATCTCCTCCTGCTGCTGCAGGTCGATGATCAGGAGCTTGTCGAGCGCCGTCTCCTGGACGTCGGGGAAGTAGCCGCCCTGGTTGTCGAGGTCGGTCGCCTGCTCGAGCGTCAGCACGCGCTTGATCGTGATGTATTCTCCGCTCGCCAGTCGCGACGCGCCGCTCGCCGGGAACGTGATGGATCCCGAGCCGGGGTAGGAAGCCACCGTCACCGAGTAGTTGCCGGTCCCGGCGCCCTCGGTCAGCACGGTCTCGACCCCTGCGCTGTCGAGCTTCGTCACGACCAGGTCCGTCGAGGCGTAGACCGAGAACGAGAACGAGAACGAGCTCGCCACCCCGTTGCCCTGATAGGTGACCTTCCGTGCTTGCGACAGGACCGTCATGGCGACCTCATTGCGAGAATGTCAATCTATCCGCCGCCCGCCACCGCGGGAACCTGGCCTCGGCTACTTGTCCTTTTTCGGTCCCGCGAGGAAGTCGTAGACGCCCACGTCTTCACCCTCGAACATCGCGTCGGCCGCCGAGATCACCCGGTTGACCTGCGTCGCCGGCACGCCGGCCCCGAACCCGAGCGCCGACACCAGCGCCTTGAGCGCCTTGGCGTCGAGCTCGCCGTTGTCGATCGCCTCGGCGATGCCCTTGACGGACGCCCCCAGCGCCTTGCCGAACCCGTCGAGCGGGGTCGGCTTGTAGCCAAACCCCTCGGCCAGCCCGGCGAGGTCGCGCAGGAACGGCAGCGACGACATCGCGTAGACCGCGGCCTTCGCCGCCAGGAAGCCGGCCAGCGTCTCTTCCTTGTCCTCGTCCGGCCCCTGCCGCTTGACGAGCGCGTCGACCATGACAGGCACCGCCATCAGGATGAACGCCCGCGCGGCCAGCTGCGGCACGTCGCGCACGCCGCGCACGTTGCCCAGCGCCTGGCGCTGCAGGTTGTAGAGCAGGTTGAAGTACGAATAGAACATGGTCAGCGCGGTCATCACGCCGCGCTCGCGCTGGATCGCCGCGAGATCCTTGATCCCGCCGGCGGTCTGGCTCGTGCGCAGGATGTTGTCGGCGGCGTCGACGGCCTCGTCGGTCGTCGCCCCGCGCGCGATGGCCTGGTCATAGGCCGCGAGCCACGTCGGCAGGTCGACCATGTAGAGCTGGATGCCGGCGATGCCCATCAGGCTGAAGCGCTGCATCTGGGACCACGCCCCGCGCTTGCCCGACAGCTGCTGCAGCGCGTGGCGGATGTCGCGGTCGGTGTTCTGCAGCCGGTGCCGCATCTCGCCAGACGCCGCGAAGACCTGCGCGCGCACCTGCGCGGGCGACGCGAGGTAGCGCACCAGCCCGACCAGCATCGCGGTCGTGCCGCGCCGCGGCGAGTACCCGCCGCCGGGCGCGCGCGACAGCGCGTCGATCGAGTTGGCGAGGCCGAACACCTGCGCGACCATCGTCGTGTAGCTCAGGCCCATGATCGCCACGGTCGCGTTGCGGCGCATGGCCTCAACGAGCCGGCCGCCGATCGACGTCGGCGCCACCGGCTGGCCGTTCGCCGCGAGCTCCTGCACCCAGGCCTTGAGCGTGTCGTAGAGCTCGGGGCCTACGCGGTTGTTGAGCGCGCGCACCACGCGCTGGCGAGCCAGCAGCTTGCGCGCGATGCGCACCGGTTCGTAGTGCGTGATGAAGTGCGCGGTGCGCTCGATATGGTTGGGCAGCGCCGTGATGTCGAGCAGCACGGGCGCCGAGAACCCGGTGCGCGCCTTCGTCATGCTGGAGTTGACCGACGCGCGCACGACCGTCGACTGCATCGCCTCGAGCGCCGTCTTGCCCTCGATGTCGCGCGCCTGCACCGAACGCGCGGGATCGTACATCATCGGGAAGTAGCCGCCGCGCAGCGACTGCCCGTAGCGGGTCTCGATCGTGCGGGCATCGACGCGCTCGGGCGCGACGCCGTTCTCGCGGCGGTAGACCTCGCGCACCTGGGGCCACATCGCCTCGAACGCATCCCAGACCTCCTGCACGAAGGTCCACTCCTCTGCCGTCAGGTTGGCGAGCGCCTCGTCGACGCCAGCCACCGTGAACGGCGTCGCGCCATCGGTGACGTCCTTCTCCGAGCCCTCGATCATCTTCTCGAAGTTGCTTTCGTTGCCGACGTTGAGCGCCATCATGATCAGGTCCGACCGCGCGAACGTCCGTCCGAGCAGCGGGACCGTGATGCGCTCGGCCAGGCGAGAGCGCGTCGGCATGTTGTCGAGCGCGTCCATGACCCGCTGCGTCACCCGCAGCGTCATGTCCTTGCGCGCGGTCTCCGCGTCAGCAAACGGCTTGAACAGGAACCTCCAGAGCGGCCCCATGCGCTGGCCGTCCACCTGCTCGACAAGGAGCTCGACCTTGCGCAGCGCAGCGTCGAACGACGCGAGCTTGCTGCGCGCGCGGTCGAGGACGCCGGGTTTCTGCTCGACGGCGCGCCGCGCCATGCGTGGCAGCTGCGGGTTGCGCTCGGCGCTCGCGGCGATATCGTTCGCCATCTCGGAGATGGCGAACTCCTCGCCGTCGATCAGCGCCGTCTTCGCGAGCCGCCCCTGCGCCTCCAAGTTCTTGATCGTGTCGCGCAGCGTGCGGAACTCGTCGAGCGTGAGCGCCTGGTAGTTGGTCCGCTCGTCCGCGTCGATGATCCGCTGCGGCATCTCGATCGTCGCGCCCGCGTCCTGGCGCTGGCGCTCGATCCAGTCCAGCACCGCCTGCATCTCGAGCCGCACGCGCGTGCGCTCCATCAGCTGCGGCCCCAGCTGGTAGGCGTCGAGGATCGTGCGGATCTGGTCGACGTAGCCGGCCTCGAGCGCCGGGAACTTGGCCGCGGCGCGCGTGAAGCCGGACAGGTAGTCGACCGCCTTCTCGACCTCGGCCCGCGCCTTGTAGGCCTCGTGCGCCATGTAGAAGTTCAGCGCCTGCTGGAACTTGGCCTTGAGCGCCTCGGTGCGGTCGCCCGACGCCAGCGCCCGGTCGGCAGCGCGCCCAGCCTTGCGCTCGGCCATCAGGAAACGCTGCGGCTGGAGCTCGGAAACCTTCCGGCCGGCGATGCGCTCGCGCGCCCACTGGCGCAGGAACGCAGGCTTGAGCTTCGTGCCGCCGCCGCTCTGCAGCGCGTTGAGCTCTGCGATCAGGACGTCGCCGCGCTTGTCCGTGTGCGCGCTCTCGACCGCCTTGTCGACCGCCGTGCCGTCGACCTGCATGTCGCCGTGCCGCTCGCGCATCCGCTCGTCGGTCTCGCGGTCGATCGTCGTTTCGACGCCGTTCGTGTTCATCATCGCGATGAGCATGTCGCGCCCGCTGTCGAACCCGTAGAAGGACGCCACGACGTCAGGGTGCGAGCCGCTCTCGCCCTGGGCCGTCGCGTAGACCGTGCGGCCCTTCACCCGCGGCAGCCTGGACAGCGACTTCTGGTTCTCGAGCAGCGCCACGACCGCCTCGCGGCTCATGCGCGGCTGCACCAGCCCCGCCGGCAGGGGCTGGCCGTCGGGCATCTTGCCCGCCGCCAGCGCGTGGATGGCGAGGAACACCGGCCTCGCGCGCACCTCGGCCGCGACCTCTTCGCGCAGCTTGGCCCGCTCCTCGCGCCACCACGCCGCCTTCTCGCGCTCGACCTCGCGCATGTGCCGGCGCAGCTGCTCGGTGCGCGCAGCCTCGCCTGCCGCCATCACTGCGGCTTGGTAGGCCGCGAAGCGCTCGGGAGACATGCTGGCCTCTTCGGGCGAGGCGAACATGGCGCGCAGGTTGTATTGCTGCTCGACAAGCGCGATCTCCTCGTCGGTCGCGAGCATGCGGTCCATGACCGACTTGACCTCGGGCGAGAACCGAACGGCCAGCTGCTCGGAGCCGAGCCTGCGTTGCAGCGCCGCGTAGATGGACACCAGCCACGCGCGGAACCTGTTGAAGGCGTCCTGCAGCGCCACGCTCGGCGCCAGCCCGGTGCGGAAGTAGTCCTCGGTGCCGCGCGCCCACTGCTCGTGCGCGGCTCGCGCCAGGTGCCCCGACCATTTCGCTCCGCGCGGCATGCCGGCAAGACCGCCAGCCTTCGCCATTGCCTCGACCTGGTCGTCGGTCATGGCCTCGAGCGTCGTCACGCTCACGGCGTCGCCGGCCTTGCGCGCGTAGGCGATCGCCTCCTGGCGGATCGCGCCGGCATTGGACGCGAACCAGTCATTGACCGTCTGGAGATCCTGCGCCAGCTGCGGGCGCCCGGCCCCATAGGCAGCGGCGTCGGCGCGCAGCTGCTCGAGGTAGAGGTGCCCGCTCTCATGCAGAAACGTCGACCGGTCGGCGCCAGCGCCAAGACGGATGATGATCTGGCCGGGGTTGAACTGGATCGAGCCGCGGGCGGGTTGTTCAAGCGTCCCACGCCCAGCCGCCGCCGACATGCCCGCGCGCATCTCGCCGACCTGCCGCGCCTGCTCAATGACCGTCGCGATCTCCTCTGCGACCGCGTCCTGATCGGTGTCGATCTGCCCGTCGAGCCACAAAAGGGCGCGATCCAGCATGCGCGCGCGGGGGTCGTCGCGGTCGGCGTTGCTCAGCTTGTCGAGCACCTTGCGCGCTGCGGCCGGGTCGAACTCGCCGTCGCGGATGCCGTCGATGTCCTGCGCCAGGGCGTCCAGCTGGTCTTCGACGTCGGCGAAGACGCCGCGCTCAAGCGGCGCGCCGGACTGCTCGAGCGTCTGCGCGCCTTCGTCGCCGCCTAGGAAATCTTCGTCGGCGATGTCGACTTCTTGAAGCGCTGGCTCAGCTGCAACATCAAGGCGTCCCGCAGATCCTCGTTCGTCTCCAAGGCCTGCACCATCGGATCGCTGCTGTCCACCATCCGAAACTTGTCGGCTGGCGATAATTGCGTCGGCTGTTGCGCGCGCGATGTCTTCATAGCTGATGTCCGCCGTCTGGCGGGCTCCCATCTGACCGTAGAGACGTTTCTCATAGTACCAGAGCACCGCCTGGATGTCCGCAACCGTGAGGTCGACCCCGCGCCGGGCCAGCATCTTCTGCGCGCGCATGGTCGTCGCGATCATGAAGGTGCGGTCGGTCGCGTTGAACGGCTGATCCTCCAGCTGCTCGAACGCCGCCTTGTAGAGGGTGTTCGCCGCCTTCTCGATCTCGGTGCCTTCCTTGAAGCCCTTGGCCTTGTAGGAGGCGACGTAGTCGACGGTCAGCGCCAGCGCCTCGTCGTCGGTCATCATCTCGACGGGCTGGTTGAGCCGCCGGTCCTTGGTCACGAGCTCCTTGAACCGCTGCAGGCCGGCCTCGGTCGGCTTGGTCAGCAGCGTGCCGCGGTAGCGGTTGAAGGTCCGCGACCACCACCGGTCCATCGTCAGGTAGCCGGTCGACCCCATCAGGTTCGCGAAGAACGCCCCGAGTTTGGGTCCGAACACGGAGGCCGACACCGGCATGGTCGTGTCGACGGTGTAGCCGGTCGAGAACGAGACGCCAGCCTTCTCGGCCATGCGCTTGAGCTCGCCGACCTTGGCCTCGGCCAGCAGCATCGTGCGCAGCTGGTCGAACCCCCCATCCTGGGCCAGGCGCGCGATGCGCTGGATGTTGCGCACCATGCTGGAGTTGCGCTCGCCGCCGAGCTTGAACTCGAAGTCGAACGACCCGGTCTGCCGGAACGCTTCATAGGCGATCGCCGCGAAGCGCAGGTTCTCCTTCACCTTGGCGCCGTCGGACGTCACCGCGATCAGCGCAGTCAGCAGCGTGCGTGCAGCGTCCCGGCTCGGCAGCAGCTTGACGCCGGGCGGCGCGTCGCCGGTGGTCCTCGCCGTGTCGTCGACGAGCTCGGGGAAAGCGGCGCCCAGCCTGTCGAGCGCCTTCTGGAACTTGATCGAGTACCAGCCGACCGGAGACTTCTCGGGGTTGGCCTTCGCCTGCTCGACCTCGAAGAGGATCTCCTCGACCATCCACGAGGCAAGCCGGCGCTCGGCCTCGGGCGACCTGTCGTCGGCCTCGATCGTCCCGTATTTCTGCCGCTGGCGCGCCTCGAGCGCGGCCGCGACCTCGCGCGTCTTGTATTTCTTGCCGGGCTCCAAGCCGAAGCGCTTGAGCGTCTCGCGCTTCCCGCGCAGCGGCACCGTCTGCTCCATGACGTTGCCCTGCACCGCCCGCGCCTCGAGGTCGGCCAGTTCCTGCAGCGCGTCGCGGATCTCGGCCGCCGAGCTCGTCACGATCGACAGCGCGTTGCCGCTCATCTCGTTGTAGCGCTCGATGTCCGCCTCGAGGTTGCGGATGTCGTTCTCGCGCCCGTCGAGGCGCGTCTGCTCGTCGGCCGTGCGCCGCGGGTTGCCCGCGAGCTCGTCGCGCACCGCCGCCAGGATCGCGGCCTCGGAGACGTAGTTGCCGGTGCCGTCGTCCTCGTCGGCGGTGAACCAGGGCATTTCGGCCAACGGCAGGTTGTCAGCCGCCTGGCGCCCGCCGACCTTGAACAGGCCCGGCCGGGTCTTCGCCGTGACGCCCAGCGCCTTGAGCTCGCCGGCCAGCGGCGAGTTGGGGTCGACGCCCGTGCGCGCCAGCAGGTCGAGGATCGGCGTCTTGGGCAGACGCAGCGTGTCCGGCGAGCGCGCCTTGTCGAGGATGATGTCGATCTCGTCGACCCGCCGGCCCATGTCGCGCACGCGCTCGATGCGCAGGTTGTCCTGCTGCCAGAGCTCGAGCGGCGACACCCCGGCTCGCTCGGCGCGCACCGCGTAGCGCTGGGCGGTCAGGACAGCGGCGTAGCGCGCCGTGTCGCGCGCCTCGCCCGCGGCCATCATCATGCGCTCGACCTCGGTCTCGATCCGAGCGGCCTCGACCCGCCTGCCGCTCTCCATCGAATCGAGCAGCGAGGCCATGTCGTCGATGGACTCCCTGAGCCCCGTGGCCTCCCACTCCTTCGCCTCGGCCTCGGTCATGCCGTCGACGCCCAGCCGGACGTGCTCCGTCAGTCCGGCGCGCGTGGCTTTGTTTGTGAGAATGTGCTGCGCGAAGGCCTCGGGCGTCATGTGGACGTCGCCGCCCACGGCCAGCGCCTCGGCCATCTGCTCGTCGGTCACGCCCAGGTTCCGCATGAGCGTGGCCTGGTCGACCGCCTGCTCGCCGCCCTCGGGCGCGCCCTGGAAGAACTCCTGCAGCCGGGCCGCAGGGATTGCGATTGTGTCAACGCCCTGGTCGCGCAGGACGGCGCCGGTCACCTCGCCAAAGCGCTCAGGATCGCGCTGGGCGAGCTTGGAGAGGTCGGCCGCATCTCCGGCCTCCCTGATCGCTTCCGCGTCCCTGGCGGCTTTGGTGGCCCTCCTGCGCTCGGCCATAGCCTGCATGGCCGGGCCCGGCAGCCCCAGAACGGACGTCGCCTTCGCCGCCTGCACGCCGGCGTCGATCACGCGCTCGACCGTGTCCTCGAGCCCCGCCCCCTTGAAGGCCCCGCCGTCGGCCATCTTGGCGACCTCGGCGAAGGACGCCGTCGAGAGCTCCTGCAGCATCTCGGTCAGGCTTTCGATCGCGATGCCCTCGGCATAGCGCTTGCCGAAGGTCGCCAGCGTCGCGGCGAAGCTAGGGCTGGTCGCCGCGGCTTGGCCGATCGCGGCCGCCACCTTCTTGCGCCCGCCCAGCTGCGCGAGCTCGGCGATGCCCGGCACGCGCTTGAGGATCGCCGACAGCCCGTAGGCCTCGAGGCCGGCGTTGACCGTCCCGGCCAGCATCGCGGCGCCGCGCGCCACGTCGTTGTCGAGGGGCCTGCCGTCGGAGGTCTTGAGCCCGCGGTATTCGATGAACGCCAGATAGGTCTCGAGCTCCCACGCGGCCTCGAGCGCCCCGGCCCGCCCGCCGACCGCCAAGCCGGTCGCGGTCGCCGCCGGCACCGTCACGAGCTCCTCGGGCAGCGCCGCCTGCGGGCCCAGCTGGCCCAGCAGGGCCGCGCCGCCACCGAAGGCTATGCCGGTCTGCAGGCCGCGCTGCAGCGCCTTGCCCAGGATCGACCCCATGATCGGGATCTGCTCGCCCGCCGCCGACAGGTAGGCGTCGGTCTCCAGCTGCTCCTGCGCCTTCTCGAGCTCGCCCACGCGCGCCTCGTCCTCGGGCGTCGCCTGCCCCCAGAACAGCCGCCGGCCGACGTCGCGCAGGTCGGTCGTGATCATGCCGCGGCGGAACCCCTTGGCCGCGCCCTCGGCCTCCTCGACCGCCGTGTCGCGGATCTTCGACCAGGTGCGCTCCAGCCAGCTGAGCGTCTCCGCGTCGTCGTGCGCGACCTTCGCGAAGTCAGGGTTGGAGAAGAACATCTGGACGCGCGGCGCGCCCTGCAGCGCGGCCTCGGCCGCCTGCCTGCGTACCTCGCCCTCGACCTGGTCCTCGGCGCCCTCGACCGCCGGCAGCGGCAGGCCGCTCGCGCGCGACAGCGCCTGCGCGCGCGCCGCCTGGTCAGGATTGAGCCCCTGCACCGCGCGGAGGTTGGCGCCCGCCTGGCCTGCGGTCAGGTCGCGCAGCACCTTGTCGTAGTCGGTGTCGCCGGGCGCCGGCCCGGCCGGGGAGGTGTCCGGCTTGCCCTTGGGCTGGGGAAACAGGCTCGAAGCGAGCGCGTCATAGTCGACGTCATCGGCCACTGCCGGCCTCCCAGAGCTTCTTGATGTTGGCAGCCGTCACCGGCTGCCGCGCGTTCTGCAGCGCCTTGGCGATCTTCTCGACATCGCCGGCCGGCACGCCGGTCACTTCGCTGATCCGCTGCTTCTGGGCCGCCACGTCGCGCAGCTGGAACTGCCGCGCCCGCTCGGTGCCGACGACCTCAAAGGCCTTGACCCTGTCGTCGTAGAACGTCCCGCTACCGACGAGCGTGCCATCGAGGAAGAGCTCTTTGAGCGCGCGGTCGAAGTCCTGGGCGGTCGGCCGCTTGCCCTGCGCCGCGAACTGGTCGGCCACGCCTCGCACGAGCTCGAACACCCGCTGCGACTGCTCGGCCTGATTCTTGGGCGTGCCCTCGCCGTATCGGATCTTCGCCGCGTCGAGGTAGGTCTTGGCGATGCGATCACCCAGCGCGTAGCTGGTCGCCTTCTGCGCGTCCTTCTCGGCCCGGCTGTCGACGCTGCGCTGCAGCCCCTGCCAGTAGCGCACGCGCGTCTCGGTCAGCTGGCCGTAGTGCTGGGTCATGTCGTAGGCGGCGAAGGCGACCTTGTCGTCCATGAACAGCCGGTGGATCTTCACGTCGGTCGCGGCGTCGTCGGTGCGCGCGAACCCGCGTCCCTCACTTGACCGCCGGTCCTCGAACGCGCGCATCGCCGAGATTGTCGTGCCGTCGATGCGGGCCAGGTCAGCCGCCGGGATGTCGTCGACCCGCCCGCCGCGCACGATGGTCTGCCACGCGCGGTCTCTGATCTCGCGTTCCTCGCGCTGCTCGACCCGTGCCCGGTCGGCAAAGCGCTGGCGAATGCGCGTCACCGTGGCATCGCGCACGCGGGGGTCTTGGATCTTCTCCGCTTCAGCCAAAGCCGCCGCCTCGGTCATGCCGTTGATCGACAGGATCCCGTCGGCAGCGGCTTGGGATTGCTGGCGGTTGTCGCGATCCGCAGTGCGCTCGACGTCGGCAAACCGCTGCCGGATGCGCGTCTCGACTGCGTCGCGCACGCGCGCGTCTGGGATCTTCGCGGCTTCCGCGAACGCGCTGGCCTCGGTGACGCCAGGCGCCGCCATGATCCTGTCGGCCAGAGCCTGCGAGCCGTCGCGCACGCCGCGATCCTCGACGCGCGTCTCGTCGGCGTAGTTCTGCCGGATCCGCGCCAGCACCGCGTCGCGCATGCGCTGGTCGGTGATTTCGTTAGCCGCCGCCAGCGCGGCGCTCTCTGTCATGCCGGGCCGGCGCAGGATTTCGTCGGCCTTGGTCATGGCCTCGCCGCCGCGCGCGCGCGTTCCGAGCGTCTCGCGCTCGTCGATGCGCTGGCGCACGCGCTGGACGGCCTCGTCGCGCAGCTTGGGGTCTTGGATCTTGCGGGCCTCGGCCAGCGCCTGCTCGTCGGTCAGGCCCATCGCCATGATCCGATCCTCGGCCGCCTGCGCCGCGCCGCGGATGCTCGAGGCCTCGAGCGCCTTCTCCAGCTTGGCGCGGTCGCGACCGTCGATGTCGGCCTTGTTGCGCGCGTAGTACGACGAGGCATAGCCGGGCGCCCGGTCCAGCGCCGCCTCGATCACGCTCTTGTGGATCGCGCTGCGGTATTCCTGCAGCTTCGACGCCGCCACCTCGGACGTCCAGCCGTTGCGCTCGGCCATGCTGGCGACTTCGCCGCGCATGACGCCCAGGGCTGCGTCGATGTTCTTCTGGTTCGTGTAGTTCGCCGCGGCGTCGTCCACGGCCTCGTTGATCCGCGCTTGCGACAGGCTGTCGGCCGCCGTGCGCCGCTCTGCCATGAGGTGCCGCGTCGCGCCCTCGAGCTTCGACGACACCCGCTCGTCGGCCTTGAGCGCGAACAGGTCGCGCGAGCGCTGGTTGCGCGCCGTGCCCAGCACCTCGGCCTTGGCGCGCTCGACCTGATCGCGCACGTCGGGGAAGGCGTCGATCGCAGCCTGGCCTCGCAGCGCGTAGTAGCCCTGGTTCTGCGCGGTGCCGTCGCCGAAGCCGATCGACCTGATGCGCTTGGACAGCTCCACGTCCATGCGCTTGGCGTCGTTCTCGTTGTCCTCGATCTGGAGCTCGACCGCGCGCCGAGCCAGCGTGTCGCCGAACCGGTCGATCCGCTGCGCGGCCATGTCGGCCGCGCGCGCGGCGCCCATCCCGAAATCGTCGGGCGTCGTGTTGATGCGCTGGTATGGCGCCTCGACCGGGCGCAGCACCACTCCGTCGGTCAGCTGCGGGACGCGGGCCATCAGATCATCCCGTAGCGGCGGTAGGTGAGCCAGCGATCGCCCACCGTGCCGGCGCCGGACAGCAGCGTCGCGCCAGCCCCGACCAGCGCCGCCGGCCCGGCCGCAGCCGATCGCGCGCGCTGCAGGCCAGCGTCGGCCATGAAGTTGGTGCCCTGCGCGCGGTAGCCGTAGGCCTCGCGCGCGGCGTTGGCGCGCAGCGTCAGCGCGTCGATCTCGCCCTGCGCGGCGGTGTCCCCGGTGATGTCGAGCGCCGAGCCGTCATCCACGAGCATGCCGTTGGCCGCGAGCGCCGTGCGCTGCCGGCCGATCAGCATGCGCGTCTGCTGCCGGCGCGCGTCCTCGGCCATCTGGCCGCGCATCTCGGCGTCCCTCGCCTGCTGCTCGGCGATGACGCGGTTGTTCTCCGCGACCTGCGCCTGGTAGCGCGCCTGCCCCGCCGCAGCCGCGCCAGACTGCACCTGGCCGTAGACGCCGACCGCCGTCGACAGCAGCGACGCGCCGAGCGAGGCGTAGGTCAGCCACGGGGCAGAAGCCGCCGCCGCCGCGCCGCTTGCGGCCGCTGCGCCGCCTGCGGCAGCCGCTCCGCTTGCAGCGCTTGCAGCCGCCGCGCTGGCCGTGATGAGTTCACACATGACGCATCTCGAACCTGTGGAAGGGGAGCCCGAACGGGCCGAATGGCGCCGGTGACATAATCGCAAACCCTAGCCAGCGAAGCCACCTGACCGACGCCGCATTGCGGGCGTCGACCCAGTTCGTCAACACCCCGTAATCCTGGCGCACGGCCTGGACGTAGCGCCGGCTCATGCGCAGGAACGGCCGGGCGTGGCGCTCGATCGCGTCCGAGCCCAGCAGGTAGATGCAGCCGACGTCGCCCAGCAGCGTCATGGGGTGCGTGCCGAAGATCGTTTCGACCTCGCCGTCGACCGTGCCCGCCCAGCTGCCGGCCTCGACCGCGCGCAGGAGCGCGTCATTCGGCCCGCTGCCTGACGCCGCCCAGACCTCGTCCACGTCGGCGCGCCGCAGCCGGGGCGCCAGGTCGACCGCGTCCGCCGGCGTCGCCCGGCGCACGCCGAAATCAGCCGCCGAAGTCGACATCGGGGATTACAGCCTGGATCTCCATCGGCAGCGGGTAGCTCTGCCGGATGGCGATCCGCCCGTTCGTGTTCCACGATGGCAGCAGGTGCTGGTCCTTGTCCCCGGTCAGCAGCTGCGTCGCCTCGCCGTAGTCTTCGTTCTCGCGCCACTTCATCTCCGACAGCGCGTCGAAGTCGGGCCCGATGAACAGGCCGCGCGAACGCTGGAACCGCACCGACACGCGGGAGATCTTCTTGTTGATCGACTGCGCCGTCGGCATGCCGCGCATCGAGAGCTCGAGGTTGAGCGTCTCGATGTCCGACGTGTAGGCCAGCCCGACATGCACCTTCGTCGCCGCGCGCGGCAGCGTGATCGCGCCGTTCGCCACGGTCTTCCCGGCCACGACGTTGCCGTCGGCCAGCACCGCCACCGCGCGGCCCTCAAGGTGATCGAGGCCAGAGATCACGGTCGCCGCGGCGCCCGAGTAGGTCGCGCCGCAGTCGACGAAGAAGGCGTCCTCGACCGCCGTCACCAGCCGCTTGTCGAGGCGCTCGACGTTGCGCACGGTCTGCCCGTTGATCGTCCGGCGCACGACGAAGTAGACCGCGTCCTCGTTGTCAGCGGTCTCGGGGATCGAGGCCACGCTCTCGAAGAAACCGTCGGTTTCGTGGCGGCACCACGCGACGACCTGCTGCTCCTTGTTCCAGGTCAGCGACAGCGCCGTCCCGTCCGACAGCACGACCCAGATCACCGAGTGCGGGATCTGCGCGTAGGCCCACTCCGAGATCGTGCGGTTCTCGAACAGGTGCGGCGCCAGGATCGTGAGGTCGGCGCCGTCATAGGCGTCGCTCTCGAGCGCGTAGGCGAGCGAGCGCACGATGCTGCCGCGGTCCTGCACGAACAGCACCGTGTTGCCAACGACGATCGGCGGAACGTGGCTCGCGCCCCAGTATGACTGCGGGCGCTGGCGCAGCGTGGCAGCCGAGAACCCGCTGTCGCTGCCGGCAGACACGCGCCACTCCGACCCCGACGTCATCACGATCAGGTCGTTGAGCGGCACAAAATGCCGGATCTGGTTGACCTCGCGCGCGGTGAGCGTCGCCGTGATCGCGTCGTCGTCGCGCGCGGGATCCGACACGCTCATGTTCGCGGTGTTGCCGGTCTGGCTGTAGTAGCTGGTGTCCGGCTTGTTGTTCGACCCGCCGAAGACCCGCCGCTGCTCGTAGTAGGTGACCGCGCCGGGCTTGTCGCCGGTCGCCGAGAACGGATTGCGCGCCGCCGGCGGCGTCTGCTCGGTGTCCGCGGCGACATTGTCGTCGACAAAGGTCGTGCCCTCGGTCGAGCCGATGAAGCCGTAGAGGCCAGAGTTCTTCTGCCTGTAGACCGAATACTTCGCCGCGCCCGTGGTCGGCGCGCCGGTCGTCAGCGTGATCTTGTTCGTGCTCGACAGCGCCGCCACGCTCGCCACCGTGACGTCCTGCGCGAGGCTCTCTTCAAACGTCTCGGACTTCACCGCGGTGATCCGGTACTTGTAGGTCTCGCTTCCCGCCGTGCCGCTGCCAGACCAGCCCGTCGGCGTGGCGATCGACGGCGCGAAGGTGATGGTCGCGATCGACCACGCAGCGTGCCCCGTGCGCGAGAGCTCGCGCGGATCGTAGGACGGATGCACGAGCGTCATCACGTCCGCGCTCTGCACGGACTTGAGCGTCGCCAGGTCGGCCTGGGCGTAGGGCGTCGTCAGGGTGTAGACGCGCGCAGCCGTGCCGCCGGACGTGTAGGCCGCAAACCCTGTCCCGTTGATGTTGCCCCCGGTGACCTGGTCGGTGAGCTCGAACGTGTTGGCCGCGACGTTGGCGACCTTGAAGCGCCGGCCGTTCAGCCGGGTCATGCCGGCCACGCCCGTGATGTAGACCTCGTCGCCGTTGGCGAACCCGTGCGCCGTCGACGTGATCACCACGGGGTTCGCCTGCGTGGCTCCGGTGATCGTCTTTGCAGCCTCGAGGACGTGGCCGCCGTCCTTGATCACCCGCATGCGCAGGTCGGTGAACTCGAGGACGTAGGTCTGGGTCGTCGAGAAGCGGAAAGGGATCAGCCGCGGCTTGGCGTTGTGCGCGCGCGCCGGCCCGACGTAGCGCAAGCCCGCGCGGTTCGCGACGCCGCCATGCGGGCGCACGAAGACGTTCTTCGCGGTGCGCAGAGCGACCGCGTACTTCGACACGTCGACCCGGCCATAGAGCGCCGGCCCGATCTCGCCGGCGGCGAAGCTCGGCTGGATAAGCCGGGTCATTCGCGCCCCCGCACCCAGGCCGCTTCGCGCGGCCCGCGATCGAAGCCCTCGGTGCCATTGGCCCCCGCAGCCTGCGCGACGTGCGCCTGGTAGGACTGCATGGCGAACTTGGCGAGGTCGGCCTTGCCCGTGAGCGAGAAGGCGATGCGCGAGGCGAGGCGCCAGGCCAGCGCATCGACGAACAGCGTCGTGAACCTCGAAGGGTCGGTGACGTCGAAAGTGTAGGCGAGCGTCGCCTCTTCCATGTCGGTCAGGATGGACGTCGTCTGGCCGTCGTCGGTCGACACGACGGAGAACGGCACGACGTCCGAATAGGGACCGAGCGGGTTGACGATCTCGCGCGCGCGGATGCAGTCCGACGGGTACTCGTAGCGGTAGGCCCAGTCGTCGTAGGGGTTGGTCTCAAGGACCGCGAGCGCCTTGCGCTTGCGCGCGAAGTTCCAGTTGTAGGCCTCGAGCGTCTGCACGCGGGACCAGTCGTACCAGCGATTGCAGATCTTCGCGGTTGGCGAGGCCTCGGTCAGGCTTTCGATCGTCGCGTCGGCGCCGATGTAGTCGAGCGCCATGTTCGCGATCTTGACTGAACTGATCGTCGCCATGTCACCGCCTCCTGCGCCTGCGCGCTCGGATGATCCAGTCGTTGCCCTCTGGAACTGGCGGCGGGGCGCCCGGCAACGTCAGTTGCGCGAGCCCGTCGCCGCCTTGCTGGCGGATTGAAAAGGGCAGCGCCGTCGAGAGCCGCGCGCCGGCCAGCGGCGAGCCGAACGCGAGCAGTCCCTGCACCGGGCCCGCGCTCCCCGTCGCCCTGACGAGCTGCGACGGAGCGCCTCCTGCGTAGAGCGAGACCATCAGGCCACCGTCAGCGTCGCGTAGAGGTCAACGCCGCTCGGCAGGCTGGCGCTCGGCACGAAGCGCCGCCGCGTGTTCAGCGCGTCGCTGCCGAGCCCCGCGGTCCACGCCGTGCCGTTCCAATACTCGAAGGCGCCGTTCGTCGTGCCGCTGCTGGCTTGCGTCAGGACCAGCGCGTTGGTGTCCGCGCGGTAGACGTTGATCGTGTGCACCGTCAGCGCCGCGCCGAACAGCGCCGACTGGATGAACCCGAAGGTGCCGTTCGACCCGTCGAAGTCGCCGAAGTTCCAGCGGTACTGGCTCGGCAGCGCGTCCGAGGTCTCGTAGAGCAGCGCCAGCGAAAGCACGCGCGCGGGCAGCATGATCACGCCAGCCGTGCGGAACAGGAACGCGAATTGGATGTTCGCCGCCGTCGACACGCCCGACAGGTCGCCGCTCTGGGGGACGTCGGTCCACGAGCCGCTGTTGTCGTCGATCCCGCTCGTCCGGTACTGGACGCGGAAGAGGTCCGGCGCGACGCCCATCGTGTCGTCGCCCAGGTTCTCCATGCAGTTGACCAGCACCCGGTAGAACTTGGCCGGCGCCGCCCCAAGCGCGAGCTTGGGGCAAACGATCCGGTTGGGCACATCCGCCAGGAACCCGAGGTCGGCCGCAAGCGGATAGGCGCTCATCGCGTTGAGCGTGGTCGTCGTGCCGGGGTTGTAGATCCAGAACATCCAGCCGTCCTCGACCCAGACGAAGGGCGAGGCGTTGGCCGGGTAGTGAACGAAGATCGGGCTGTCCGTGTCGCGCAGCGCAGACGGCGTCTGGCTGGCCGTGCACGACGAGCGGCGGTCGAGCTGCTGGCCGCCGGTGTAGTAGTCCGTGACGTAGACCGAGCCCGACGTGCCCGACGACGTCGCGATCACGAGCTTGTCCAGCGACCCGGCGACATCCATCGAGATGAAGCCTGCGCTCGCCAGGTTCGTGACGGTGCCGCCTGGCGGGACCTCGGACATCGAGTCCGCGACGAACGTCGTGCTTGCTGCTACGACCGACGCCAGCGGCACCCGCAGGATGCGGCTCAGCGTCATCAGGTACAGGCATGCCACGCCCGCGCCCGCGCCGTGCGCCAGCGTCGCCACCTGGCCGTTGTTCGCCTGCGAGATGTTGCCCGTCACCGCCTGCGCGCCGGTGATCACGATGTCGGAGCCGGTCAGCACCGCCGCGCCAGCGGTCAGCGTCAGCGGCGCGCGGATGTTGTAGCGGTAGAGCTGGAGCGACGTCGTCGCGCCCTCGGTCGAGTAGACGTACTGCTGCGTCCAGGTGTCCCTGTCGCCCAGCGCGCAGCCGCCGATCACGTCGTTGGTGATCGTCGCCGCGTCCTTCAGCCAGAAGTTGGCCTTGATCTTGTCGACGGTCGTCGCCGCGGGGATCGCCACCGCCGGGTTCTGGAAGTCCGCGAACTGGAGCCCCTTGGTCACGAACAGGCCGCCGTTCGTGACCGTCGCGTTCGTGTTCGCGTGCACCAGCATCAGGTCTTCGATGACGTAGGGCGTGCCGGCGGCGATCGTGCCAGCGCCCGCCGTCAGCGTGATCGACGTGCCGCTGCCGATCGCGCTGATCTGATACCAGGTCGTGATCTGCGTCGGGTCGGTCGAGCCGAAGCCGATGCGCGAGCCGACCGACAGGCCGGTCGCCCAGGCCGTGCCGCTGCCCGTCACCGCGGTGCCGCTCACCGTCACCGTGCCGGTCGTGTACGCCTCGAGGATCGCGCGGAAACCGCGCACCGTGTGCGCCGTCGCGGTCGGGAACGTCAGCGTGACAGCGCCGCGCAGCGTGTAGGTGTTGGTCGACGGCACCCAGGTCCAGAGTTGCACGCGGCGGGTCGCCGCTGCGGCAGCACCGTCAGAACCGAAGACCCAGAACAAGTCGTCGGTGATCTTGATCGGGTGCACGAAGTTCGACGGGATCGCCAGCGACGACTCGCCGAAGTTCGCCACGCCAACCGGCGCCGGCCCGATGAACTTGTCGACGTCGCCAGCGCCGAGGTTGAACTGCCCCGTGTGCTTGCCGCGGTTGATCTTGGTCGCGTCGTAGGCGCCGCCCACGGCGACCTGCGCCAGCGAGCCGTTGAAGACCTGCTCGATCGCCGCCTTCATGCCGGCTCTCCATCAGCCGTGGCGACCACCTGCTCCGCGAGGAACGCGCAGATGGGTCCGTTGGTGTCGACGCGGCGCCGGCACGGCACGAAGTCGTGCGGCGCGTAGTCCCCGCCGACCACGACCTCATAGGAGCTGTTCGCGGCCACGACGTCGCCGGCGGCGATTGCGTGCGCCACTGCTCAGCCTCCGAGCCGAGCCTTGATCGCCTCGAGCTCGCCCTTGAGCACGGCCAGCCGCTTCGCGACATCGTCGTGCTCGCGCTGAACTTCGACGATCGCCTGCTGCGTCGCGCGCAGCGAAGCCTCGGCCGCAGCCTTCGTGGCGGCCGCAGCGTCCGTGATGCGCGCCGCCTCGCGGCGCGCGTCGTCGACGAACTTGTCGCCGTCTTCGCGCGCCTGCGCCTCGATCATGCCGGCCTTCGCCGCGCCGGCGGCGATCGCCGCCTTCGCCGCAGCATCGGCCTTGATCGCGTCGGCCTTGGCAGCCGCCGCGCGCGCGTCGGCCTGGTCGGCCTCGGCGATCGCGCGATCGCGCCTGGCCTCGGCCTCGCTGGCAGCTTGGAGGATCGAGCCATGCTGCTCGAGGAACTCCATCGCGCGCTTCAGCCCGTTGAACGTGCGCAGAAACCGCGCGACGTGCTCGGCAGCCTCGAGGAGCTCGGCCGGGGCCGGGATTTGCTTTGCCATGTCACTTGCCTCCGAACCGCACGATGAGCGACACCGTCAGGCTCGTCGTGCCATCGCCGGCCGTCACGCGCGGGCGGATGAACCGCACGAGCTCCGAGATGGCCTCGATCTTCGCCGCAGTAAACGACAGCGCGTTGCCCTGCGGGTCCGTGAGCGGCGCGTAGTTGCTGCCGTCGATCGACCCCTCGATCACCACGGCGCCGCCGACGCCGAAGGTGCCGGCGACCTGCACCGCGCGGTCGGGGAACCCGACCCACGACACCTCGCCGCCGACGTCGCTGCCGGCCTGCGTCAGGTTCGCCCAGGTGATGACGCGCGACGATGCGTTGCCGATGCCCTCGTCGCTGATGTTCTGAATGCTCGGCGCGATCGTCGCCATCGGTCACCTCTGAGAAAATGGGCGGCGGCCGAAGCCGCCGCCCAGTCACTGCTTCTTCGCCTGCACCGCCGGCGCCGGCTGGGGCAGCGGAGCCCGCGGGGGCTCCACCACCTCGGCCGTGCGCGGCAGTTGCTTCGCCCATGCGTCCGGCACCTCGTGGACCTTGTTCGGCCGCAAGCGGCCGCCCTCGGGCGAGAACCAGACCTGGCGCAGCTTCACCTTCATGGCTCAGCTGCTCAGTTGGTCGCGTCGGGGAAGGCGCGGATCGCGGACGGGTTCGGCGTCAGGAAGGCGTTGATCTTCCCGGCCGTGAGCGCCGCGGTGCCGACGTTGGCGATGATGCCCAGGTAGCGCTCGTAGACGCCCTTGGGCAGCTGCACGCAGACCGCCTCGTAGCCGGCGACGAGCGTCGCCTTCCCGATGTCGGCCGACTTGAAGTGCAGCGACGCGCTGCCGTCCGTGGCGATCGCGGCGGCCGCGTCCGAGACGAGCTCGAACGAGACGGTCGCGGCGCCCGCGGACGTCACCGACGTGTCCACCTGGACCTCAAGCCAGAGGTTGTCGATGTAGTTGACGCCGTCGCCACCCGTGTCGATGACGTCTCCGACCAGCTGGCGGCCGGTGCCGGCGGTGCCGAGCGCCGTGGCGTCGGCAAACTCGGTGCGTTCGTCGAGGATCATGGTCCTGTTCCTTTCTCAGCTGACCGTTACGACACCAGCGCCTCGTCGGCGGCGAGCGCGTCGACGCGACGGAGCGGGATGCCCTGGAAGCGCTCGACCCACGTCCCACCCACGTTCTCCTGGGTGAGCGTGCTGTCCTTCACCTTGGCGCTGATCTGCCGGCGCAGGAACGAGAGCGTGTTGCGCGACAAGTAGAAGGCGCAGCGGCCCAGCGACATGGACGGCAGGCGGGTCATCGCCTGGTACATGAGGTCGGGCAGGTCCGCGCCGGACGTCGCGTCCTTCGTGAGGTTCGACTTGTCGATGTTGCAGATGCGCACGACGTAGCGCCAGTCGCGCACGGTCAGCCCGGCGTCCCAGCGGTAGTGCGTGCGGTAGGCCTCCATGCGCCCGCCCGAGCCGTCGGCGTTCTCGATCGTCACGAGACCCTTGTCGGTCACCTGGATGCCGGCCTTCGAGCCCTTGGGCACGATGCCGTGGCAGGTGTTCGGGCCCCAGCAGATCAGCCAGATCGACGCATTGTCGGTGCCCGAGCCGTCGGCCTTGATCACGTTCTCGCCGTTCGCGGCCGTCGAGGAATTGAACCGCGGAGCGAGACCGGTGAAGGCCTCGGGCTCGGTGCCCTCGTTGCCGTAGAACAGCGTGTCGGCGATCTCTTGGTTCATGCCCTCGATGTGGGCGCGATCCTCGAGCAGCCGGAACGCGGCGGTGTTGCCGTTGAGGTCAGCCAGCGCCTTGTCGATCTCGGCGTAGGCCTCGAGCATGCCGCAGGTGTCAGTGACCTGCGCGGTCGTGCCCTTGTTCGGCTGGACGCCGCCGTAGAGCTTGCGCCAGGTCGGGGCCGGCAGACCGGTGCGGATCGACGTCTTATGGCCGGTGGGAAGGTTGCCCTCCATCCAGGACATGTCCGCCAGGATCTCGTTGGTCTCGTTGAGGATCTCGACGACCGCGGCGATCTTGCCGTCGGGATCGCTGGCCTTCGCCAGGTCGAGCAGGGTGGGGTTAGTCACGCTCAGGGTAGCCATTGGTCAAGCCTCCGTTGTCATTTTGTCATCGTGGAACCGAAGAGAATTTCCGCGGCATCGCGCTTGCCCGCGGCGGAACCGCCGCTGACCATCGTGCTGTCCTCGGAAATCGCGCGGCCGACCTTCATGGCGAAGCGGATGAACTCGGGATGATTCCCGGCACCCGTCGCCGCGAGAGCGGCCTTGAGCTCGGGCGAGCCGAAACGGTCGATGGCCTTGCGCGCGACGGCGACGTTCTCGTCGAACTTCTCGCCGCCGAACTCCTTGTCGGCCTTCGCTTCGTTCACCCACTTCTGCTGCGTTTCGGTCCAGACCGCGGTCTGCTGCTCGGCGGCTTGCCGGCGTGCGTCGGCGAACAGGTCGACCAGCTTCTGCGCCTTGTCCTGCGACAGCCCGAGCTCCTTGAAGATCGGGGTCGCCTTCTCGGCGATGGCCTGGTCGAGCACGACGCCCTCGGGGAGCTTCCACTCCGCGTAGGTGTCGGGCACCGCGTCGGACGCCTTGTCGGCCTTGTCGCCGTCCTTGGCCGTCAGCACGGTGCCATCCGCCTGCGACTGGTCGTCTGCAGGCTTCGCCGCTGCGGCCGCAGGCGCGGTCGTCGCGGCATCCGCGGCCTGCCCGGCCGGGATCTCGGTATTCGGTGCGGTGCTGGTCGTCGTTTCGTCAGCCACCGGGTTGCTCCTTTGTCAACGCTTCGTCCATCATCGTGAGGTAGCCACGTCGATCGGCCGCCTGGATCTCGGCCAGGAGCCACAGTCCGATCGCGCGCTTGCCCTCGCGCCACGCCGTCTCGCCGTCGCCCGTGTGGCTCGGCGCGTAGATCCCGCACCGACTGAGGATCCGCCACAAGACGTTGCGACCGCCTTCCGTCCCCAGCAGCACGCGGAGCTCGCCGAGCTCGCTGTCGCGGGCCACCTTGGCCCGCCTGCGCGCCGACTGGACGGCTTCGACATCGCCCGCGTCGTAGGGCTTCTCGTCTGCCACCCGTTCGACCATCTCGCTGTCATTCTCCCATTGACGAAATCACAAGGGAACCTGGTCACAGACCGGTCAGTTGAGACAGCATGTCCTCGCCGTCCGGCTTGGCCTCGGTCAACGTCTTCGCGGTCTCTGCCATCGGCTGCGCCTGCGCGATCGCCTGTTGCGCGGCCAGCTGCTTGGCGCGCTGCGCGCGGCGCGCGACGACGTCGTCGTCGGGCCGCACCAGCTTGGGGCTGACGCCCGTGAGCTCGCCGTAGTCGTCGACCATCTGGTCGAGGTCGAGCTTGTCGACGACCTCGGGGTTGAGCGCCGCGATGCCACCGACGAAGCCGGCGATGCGCTCGATCCCGACCGTGCCGACCGCCTTCTGCGCCTGCGCCAGGATCGAGATGTATTCGACCTTGAGGTCGACGCCGCGCAGTTCCTGCGGCGGCTCGGGGATCACCGCGCGATCAAGCCAGCGCCCGTTGCCGTCGGTCGACGCGCGCAGCATGACGGCGAAGGTCCGGTCGATCAGCGGGTCGAGGAGCTCGTTGTGCAAGCGCTCGAGGACCGGGCCAAGCATCAAGAGCTTTTCTTCGTGGCGCTCCTCGACTTCGCGCGCCGTGATCTGCCGCCGATCGGACATCGAGAGCATCAGGAACAAATCGGCGTAGAATGCCCGCTCGATCCGCTGCTCGGTGCGCTGGATGTCGAGCATGAGCTCGTTGATCCGCGGGTCGACCGTGTAGACCGGCGCCAGCGCCTGCCGCTCGCCCTGGTCGTAGATCGTGAGCCCGCCGGGCAGGCTCGACACCGGCACGTTGCGCAGCGTCGCTGGCCCGCTCAGCGGCGGGTTCGACATCTTGTCGATCGCCTGAGCCTTTCTCTTCTCCTCGATCTGCAGCGCCTTGACGTCGCCAAGCGACGTCATGCCGGGGCAGTCGGTGCCGTAGATGTCCTCGCCGGTCACGTCCCAGCGCGGTGCCATCGCCGGGAACTCGTCGAAGCCCGACTGCCGCAGCATCGTGTCGCCGGTCGCGCCGACCTCGTAATAGACCGAGCGATATGGCTTGTTGCGCGCGTCCTTCATGCCCAGGTCGCGCTCGTCGTTGGGCTCGATCGCATGCACGACCGTCACCCAGCTGTCGACGCTGCCGCGGTCCCACAGGTTCTTGATCGACGGCGACGCGACGCTCCAGTCCGGCTTCGCGTTGCGCTGGCCCCCGAACACGAACTGCGACACGACCTGGCCGACGGTCATGTCGAACTCGCGATACAGCGTGTCGACCTGGAGGCGCGACGACTGGCCGATCATGTAGCTGCCGGCCGTGTGGTTGTAGATGCGGATGACGTCGTCGAAATCCTCGAGGACGGTCATGCACCCGGTGCCGAACAGCCCGAGCTCGCGGTAGAGCACGGCCAGCTGGTTGTAGATGTTGGATCCCGCGAAGACCTCGCGCATGCGCGTCTCGACCGCAGCCAGCCACATCTTGACCGGGCCGAACTCCATCATGTCCCGGTCGGGCGTCGCGAGCCGGAACCACGGTCGGGCCGGCGAGGTGATGCCAGCCATCATGCCGCTCGACAGCGTGCGCAGCGCCATCGTCGCCGACGAGTTGATGATCCGCGCGTTGCGCTTGTCGCCCTTGTTGCGGTCCTGCACGAAGTAGCGACCGCGCCTCGGGCTGATCCAGTCCGAGAGCTCGCGGTAGTGCGTGATGAAAGACGCGCGCTCGTTGACGAGCGCCGCCTTCCGTCGCTCGAAATGCTCGCGCCGGTTCATGTCACTGCCCCAGGAGCGTCTTGCCGGCGGCGGTCGTCGCCGCCGTGTCGCTCGCGCCGAGCGGCCCGGTCAGGATCGTCGAGGCGCGGCCGCCGGCGAGCGCGGCTCGCTGGCGCTCGTTCGAGCGCGCGGTCCTCGAGGCAGCGTCCATCTCCTTCGGGAGCTCGGGCGGCGGCGGCGGGGGCGGCGGCGGCGCCGGCACCTTGGGGCTCGACATGCACATGGTCATCGCTCCTCGTGAGGGTCGTACTCGGTCGCTCGCGCCGGCGCGGGATGCAGCGCGCGGGCGTAGTCGCAGGGCTCAGCAGTCGCCGGCGGTCGCCGGCGAGCGCCGCACTTGGCGCAGACGGCGAGCGTCCCCTGCCCGGCCGGCGGCGGCTGCCAGTCGTGCTCAGGTGAACGGGTCATAGTCCGAGACCATCGTGTGCGAGGCGCGCTGGCCGAACGCCAAGCGCGGCGCGACAGGCATCGCGAAGGTGAGCGCGAGCGCGTCGGCCAGGTCCGGCGACTTCTGCCCGCGCTTCTTGATGTCGTCCTTGCTCTCGAGCTCGAAGCGATCGGCTCGGTTCATGCGGTAGGTCGGCACGCACAGGTCAGCCTTGAGCTCGGCGTGCGCCGGCAGCATCGCGCCCGCGCGCAGCCACTCGGCCATCGCGTCCCACATCTCGGCGCGCTTGTTCGCGTAGCGCGCCGACAACGGCGAGCCGCCGAAGTTCACCTCGACCGGCGCATGGCCCAGCTGGCGCAGGCGGTCGATCACGCCCTCGCCGCGGCCCGCGTCGACGAAGACTGCGTCGGGCTTGTAACGCGCGATCCGGTCGGCGACGTGCGCGGCCAGCGTCATGTTGTCGACGCCGCGGAAGACCTCGGGCTCGTGCGCGATCAGACCCTGGCGCTGGACGATCACGCTGCGGTCGTCGCCGTAGCGCGCGACGTCGACGCCCATGATCAGCGGCGCGCCGGCGACCTCGGCCGGATGGATCGTCCGGCGCGTGGCGTCCGACACCATGTCGATCGTGATCAGCGTGTTGTCGGTCGCGGCGGCGAAGTCGCAGAGCCACTCCTGCCGGTACTGAGCCTCGGACTGCGAGGCCCGCGCGAGCTCGAGCTCCTCGTCGTCAAGCCAGGGCAGTCGCGTCTCGTCGGCGCGGTACAGGCCCGCGTACCAGGTGGGATCCGACTGCGCCTGGGTGTAGAGCTCGTGGAACAGATTGAGCCCCTTGGGCGTGCCGATGAACAGGCACCAGCCCTTGCGGTCGGCGAGCGCCGGCCGGACGATCTCGCCCCATACGTTGGGCCGCATGTCGGCGACCTCGTCGAGGACGACGCCGTCGAGGTAGAGGCCGCGCAGGCCTTCCGCGTTGTCGGCGCCGTAGAGCGTGACGCGCGCGCCGTTGGGAAACTCGACCCAGAGCTCGCCGTCGGACTTGCGCGCGCCCGGCACGCTCATGCCGTACTGCAGAACGTAGAGCCACGCGATCGCCTTGGCCTGCTTGAGATAGGGCGCGACGTAGCCAAAGCGCCCGTTCGGGCGCGTGCAGCGCAGCGCTGCGTCGATCAGCGAGTTGATCGCCAGCACCGTCTTGCCGAACCGCCGATGGCAGACGAGCACGGAGAACCGCTTCATCGCGCGGTGGATCGCGACCTGGTGGACGTGCGGCTGGTAGCCGGTATGCGCGGCCACGTTCACGTCGGATCACCCGGCGCGCGGTCGATCCCCGTGACGACGGAGATCGTCACCGAGCCCTTGTGCTCGACCTCGGACTTGACCTCGGCAGGCACCAGCTTCGACAGCAGGGTGACGAAGCTGCGCGGGTCATTGCGCGCGAGCCGCTCGAGGTAGGCCGCGCCGCCGGCGCGACTGAACGCCGACATGATCGCGGCCTTCAGCGACACCGTCTTCGCGCCCGCCGTACCGGCCGGCCGGCCACGCTTGCGCGTCGCCGCCATCAGTAGCCTCGCCGGCCGCCCTTCTTGCTGCCGCCCTTCTTGCCCATCTCGTCACCTCGCAGGTTCGCGTGCGTGACAAAATAGCAACGCCGGGCAACGGCGGGAACCTGGCTAGGTCAGCAGCGCCAGAACCTTGATGACCGCCTCAGACGGCGTCGCCGCGTAGACCGTCTCGACGCGATGGCCCAGCGCGCGCAGCTGCTCCTGCCGCCACTCCTGCGCGTCGGACAGTCGGCCGCGCTTGGTCTTGAGCTCGACGAACAGGACGCGCCCGCCGGGCAGGTAGATCCGCAGGTCAGGCTCGCCCGCGGTCATGCCCATCGCCTTGCGGCGCGCGCCGTCGCGCGGGCTGCGCCGGCCCTCGTTCTGGTCGGCAGCGAACACGATGCCTTGCCGGCGCAGGACGGTCGAGACCGCCATCTGCAGGTGATCCTCGCGCCACGGGATGTCGGCGCGCGCCCAGGTGGCTTCGCTGGTGATCAACGCACCACCCACGCCAGCGCCGCGCCCCAGACGCCGAAGCACAGCGACAGAGCCAGCACCGGAGCGACCAGGGTCACGAAACCCGGCCGCTCGTTGAGCTCGCGCTGAAGCTTGTCGACCTCGGCCAGCAGCAGGCCGCGCTCGACGTGCTCGCGCGTCCGGTCGCCGGCGGCCTCGCGCTCGAGGTGCCGGTCGCGGATCACCTCGACCATGGTCCTCGTGGGGCGGTAGAGGTACTGGCTCATGGCTTGGCCTCCATCGCCGCCAGCTGGCGCTCGAGGTCCGCGATCCTCTGGTGCGCCAGCAGGTATCCGATGCTCTCGGCGTCGAGGTCGCGGGCGAGCTCGACGCGCAGCGCGATCCGGCTGCGCAGCGTGGCCGGTGTCTGCGCGACCGTCGGCGCGTAGTGCAGCGGCTTCATCGGCCCGGCTCCTCGAGCTCGCGCTCGCAGAGCTCGCGCACCGCCCGGCGGATCACCGCCGCCCGGCTGTCCCTGGTCAGCGCCGCCAGGTCGTCGAGGCGCTTGGCCTCGTCCACCGACAGCAGCGTCCCCACGCTCACCTTCGCCTCGCTCATGTCCTCGCCTCCTTGTGGGATTGTCACGACTGCGATCATGCGTCGCATTGTGAGATTGTCAAGCGCCTAGACTTTCTTCCGCCAGTTCCCGCCAGTTCCCATAGGGGTCGGGAAAAAAGTCGACAGCGAAATCAGTCAATGAAAACAACTATATATAATAAGAATTAATATATTAGATCCTATTCTTTCCTTTCTTTCCCTAGCCTCTCCTTGTGTTGCTTTTCTGTCACACCCCTCTTCCCCCCTTGCTGTATCCTCTCTGGGGCGGGAATTATGGGAAAAAAGTCGTTTCGCTTTTGTCATCAACGGCTTGCGGCGCGTTCTTAAACGGGAATTAAATGGGAAGTTTCCCTAGTTTCCCGCCGCGAGCCTGTAGTGGTGGACCGGCCGGCCCGCCGACGACCGCTCGACCCGCATCTCGACCACCTCCTGGACGTTGACCAGGTCGTCGAGGATCTGCGCCCGGTCCCTGCCGGACAGGCCCCGCAGCTGCCGCGACAATTGTGACTTTGTCACCCAGTCGCCCGCAGCGCGGAGGATGTCGAGCACCTGGTTGACCGTCCGCTCGTGCCGGTTGTCGGCGAGGTGATCCGCTGCAAGGTGCGCGACGTACTCGCACGAGGCCCGCACGATGGCCTCGGCCAGATCGAGGTCGGCGTCCTCCATGATCGGCACCGCCGGGTTGCGCGCGATGGCCTGGATCATGGCGAGCTTCAACACCTGCTCGCGATAGCGCGTCCAGATCCCGCCGGTCCCGGTCTTCTGAGCCGCGCGCACGACGTCGTCCGCCCGGTCCCCGATGTCGTGGATGCGGTCGAGGACGCCCGCCCAGCGCACCAGGATGGGCGAAGGGGGCGCGGAGGCCTTGCCCCCCACCCCGACGAGGTTCCCCTGCCCTGGCGCGATCGTAGCCCCAAACGCGGCCCACTGCGCCACGAGGCGCTCGGGCGGCTGGACGTCGGAGATGGACCGCGACGCCCGCGGCAGGTCGTCGACCGCCGGGATCACGAGGAACCGGTTGAGCTCGCCCGACGAGATCGCCGACCGGGTCAGCCCCTCGCGGTAGGTCTCGAGCGCCGTCGTGGCGTAGATGCACAGATGCGGATGGTCGATCACGATCGGCTCGACGTCCCCGCTCGCGTAGTGCCCGCCGTGGAAGATCGACCCCGAGCTCGAGAACAGCTCGAGGAGCGCCTTGGCGATCGACCGCAGGTGCGCCGGCCCGTCCTCCTGCGTGATGGCGCGCAGCAGCATGCCGAACTCGTCGAGGTGCAGCACCTGGCACGGCTGCCCGTGGAGGCCGCGCAGCAGGCCAGCGCCGGACACGATGCTGTCCCCGGCCAGCAGGTGATGCTGGCCCGCCGCGGCCAGCAGCTTCTTCACCGCCTTGCGCGAGTGATCCTTGCCCGAGCCGGTCCCGGCGATCCCGACGACGTAGAGGTTCGTGCGGGTGTCCCACTCGCTGGCATAGCGCCGGCCGAACACCGCGCCCAGCGCGGCGAAGACGTTGGCGAGCGCGAGCTCGGGCTGCGGCCGGATGGCCGACCCGACGATCCACCGCACGGTCTCGCCGATCGGGCCGGGGAGCTCGAGCGGGTTGAACGGCAGCCGGCCAGGCGCGGCCGCGCCGCGCAGCCGGCGCGTCGGCGGGTTGACCCGCCGGCGCAGCTTGTCGAGGAACGCCGCCGCCGGGTGCGGCCCCGCCAGCAGGACCGGCCGCGAAGGCTCGGGCCGCCAGCCAGCCTGCATCGCGTGATGCCAGAGCGTGCCCATCGTGATCGCGCCGCCGTGCCGGAACCCCCGCCACTTGCGATGGCACTCGCCCGCCCGGTACTTCTGCCCGCCGGCCGACCACTGATCCCAGGTCGCGACCGGGTAGGCGCCGGCGTGCAGCGCCATGCCGACCTCGAGCCATGTCTGGTAGTCGCAGTCGGGGTGCAGGTAGCCGAGCATGTGCTCGACCTGGTCCTGGCTCAGGTCGTGCTCGGGCTCGACGTAGCGCTCGACCGGCGCCGTCGGCGGCGTGGCCTTCTTCGCCACGAGGCCCGCGAGCCAGGCCGGCGCCTCGGCGATCGGCGCGGCCGCGTCGGCGAACCGGTACTGCGCGCCGCTCGCGTGGACCGACGGCGCGGCGACGATGTAGCCGCCGTCGCCCCGCACGTCGAGGCCGTCGCCCAGCTGGCGCACGCTGTTCTTGACCGGATCTTTCCAGAGAAAGAACAGGTGCTTTCCCTTTCCGGTGAAATGCACCAGCGTCTGCGGCAGCTGCCCGTGCTCGGCCTCGAGCGCCGCGAGGCTGGCCTCGCCGGCCGCGCCGTCAATGTCGAGCGCCCAGAAGCCGGACGCCTCGCCCGTCGCGATCGCCAGGTTGTGGCCCGGCCGGAACAGGAGATTGATCTGCCGCGGGTCGCGCGTCGCCGCCTTGAGCCCGTTGCTCGGCACCGGGTGCTTGCCGGGGTTGCCGCAGGTCGCGCTGCCGCAGGTGCAGCGCCCGGCCACGACGCCGTGGACAGGGAACACGGACCAGCCGCGCTCGTGCGCGTAGACCTGGGCGACGTTGCGGAGGTCGGGGAGGGTCATGGCTTGGCCTCCAGCGCTGGCACAGGCAACAAGCGCCCGCTCCGCGCGCGCCATTTCCATTCCATGCCGACGACAGCCCGATATAGCTTGATTGAGTAGCCGCCGGGGTTCTCCTCGACGTGACAGCGGGCATCCTCCTTTACGTTGCCGTAAATGAACCCTCCGCACTCTCCCAGCAGCCACTCCCGCACTACGCGGCAATGAGCGCAGGTCTTGTGGCGATGAATCGAACCCTCGTAAACGTACGCCTCGCGGTGATACCGCTCCCCGGCATCAATCTCTCGCCCGCACTCACGGCATCGATGGGGCTTGCGCGCGACGACGTAGCGGTCGCCGACGACGGCGACAAAGCCGTCATTGTCGTCGATCATGCACACGGCTTGGCCTCCAGCGCGGCGCGCAGCGCGTTTCTGTGCTGTCGGTTGCGATCAACGTAGTCGTCGCAATGGCTGCACCGATGACCGGGGTCGTCGTCCCCCCCGTCGCATGTCAGGACATTGAGCGATTCGCGCGTCAGTCGCTCCAACGACTCCTCGCGGGCGCGGAGGCGCTCGTTTTCGGTGCGCAACTTGTCCGCCTTTGCGCGCGCGTCGGTGGCGTAGATGCTGGCAAGTTGACGGTGCTCGCGGAGGTGCTGGTTCTCCGAGCGCAGTTCCGCCATCGCGGCCTTATGAAGTCCAGCGGAAGGCCGATCCATTCCGACGCGGCGAAGATGGTTGTTTTCTACGCGGAGGCGCTCGATCTCGCTGAGGAGCCATCCCCGGTCGTCGTGCGATTGCGGGCAGATCATCGACGGGCCGTTGCGCCACCGCTGATCGATTTCGTGCCTCGCACGGATCTCGGTCAGGATGTTCTTTTGGATCTCGTCGCTCATGTCCTAGCTCCCCTCAATCCGTGTTGCGCGCCACGCACCATTGCCGAGCGGCACGCGCCTGCGCGATGGGATCGAAACCTCCATGTTCATCGACGACTGAACGTGCGCGTCGGGCCAGCGCTCGCTCGCGAACCATTTGCGACCAGGAGCGTCTCGATCGTTGAAGGCGTCCATAGCGTCCAGCAGCGCTTCCAATCCGCGCTGCCTGCAGCGCCTCATCGGCGGATCAGGGCGTGGCATCAGAACGGCGGCGCGTTCTGCATGCTCTCGGTGAACGCCGTCACGGCGACCTCGATCAGCATGTCGAACTGCTCTCCGCTCAGCTGCGCGACGTCGGTCTGGCCGAGCTCGTCCAGGTACTGTCCGACCGCCACGCCGGCGGCCTTGATCGCGTCCTTCTCGTGGATCGTCGGGTCAATCATCTGTCCATTCTCCATGCATCTGTAGCTGCAGAACGTGCGCGGGTAGCGCCACTCGGGATCGGTCACGAACACCCGCGCGTCGCGCCCGCACCTCAGGCAGATCACTTGCGCCAGGCGTGCCAGTGCTCCGCGATCTCGCCGGCGACCGCGGCATAGCCGGCGGCGTCGACGTAGTTGTCGAGGTTGTGCTCGCCGCCCGAGACCGTGCGCGCGACCTTCAAAAGGAGCATCATCGTCGCGACGTCGAGCGAGCCGAAGATCGCGCCAGGCACGTCGACGCCTCTGCGCTGCAGCTGCAGGCGCATGTAGGCATTCCACAGCGCCGCGATGCAGGCGTGGTTCTCCATCGTGTCGCCGTGCGTGCGCGCGCGGTCGCCGTCCACCAGCTGCCGCGCCGTCTCGAGGATCTCGCCTGCCTTGGTAATAACCATCGTCGTTCTCCGTTGTGGTTATGTCACGAGTATGCCGACGGGTTCACCGTCGGCGGCCTTGATGGTGCGCGCCCGCGGGCCGGCGCCTCTGCCTGGTCCTCGAAGCGCTTGTCCCCCATGAGCCGCGCCCACGAGGCCTCGGGGTCGCCGAGCTTCCGGTGCTGGCGCACATGGGATCGGAACTCGACGCCCATGACCGCGCGGAAGCGATAGATCGTCGAGCCATAGACGCCCGCGCGCTCGACCGTCCCGACCTGCTCGAGCATCCCGTAGCGCTCGAGCCAGCGGATCGAATTGCCCAGCGAGCGCACAGTCTGGCGCGGCGCGAAGACGGCGACGTCGCGCACGTCGAACTCGCGGCCGTGCTCGACCGCCCAGGCATGGATCCGCCGCATGATCTGCGTGCCGCGCTGCCTACCAGTCATAGCGCACGATCTCGGTGTATTTGCCGGCGGGGCGCACCGCGATCCGGCGCGGCGTCGGCAGGCTGTCGGCCACGAGCAGCGCCTCGGCGACGGTCGTCGGCACGGGCTGGCCCGGCGCGCGCTTCTGCCACCAGCTGACCGCCTTCTGCCGCGCGTAGCCCGTGTGCTCGACGCAGATCCACTCGCGGTGCGGGACCATGCCGCACCGGTACTCGACGCGCATGGACGGCGTGCCGCCGCCCATCTTCGCGTGCAGCGCGTAGCTGACCTCGCTCACGTCGCACCAAGTGTCGCGGATCTGCGTCGACAGCACCGCGTCCGTCGCGGCCTCATGCGCGAGCTTGGGCTTGGGAGCGGGGAACTCGTGGCCGCAGTTCGGGCAGACGCGCGTCGCCGTCGCCACGATCGTCGAGCACTCGGGGACCGGGCACACCTTGACCGGCGCCTCGCCATCGCCGCCCTCGCCCGGCGCCGACACCTTGATGCGGTCGATCGGCCCGTGGCGCCGGCAGTTGCCCGCGAAGTCGAGCAGCAGGCAGTCGTCCTTCCCGCTCGCGAGCCGCGTGCCGCGGCCGACCATCTGAACCCACAGGCCGGCAGACTTGGTCGGCCGCAGCGCCGCGATCAGGTCGACGCCTGGCGCGTCGAACCCGGTCGTGAGCACGCTCATGTTGGTGATCGCGCGCAAGGCTCCCGACTTGAACGCGCCCAAAATCCGGTCGCGCTCGGGGCCGGGCGTCTCGCCGGTCACCGCCTCGCAGCTGATGCCGCGCTCGCGGATCGCATCGCGGACGTTCCATGCGTGCCGCACGCCGGCGCAGAACACCAGCCACGAGCCGCGGTCCTGGCCGTGCGCGACGATCTCCTCGACCGCCGCGCGCGTGATCTCGTCGACGTCGACCGCTGCCTCCAGCTGCTTCTGGATGAACTCGCCGCCGTAGGTGCCGACCTTCGACACGTCGAGCTTGGTGCGCGGCTCCTTCGGCCTCACCTCGGTCAGGTATCCCTGCTGGATGGCCTCGAGGATCGACATCTCGTAGGCGATCGAATCGAACATCCGGCCCTCGCCCTGGTGCAGCATGCCGCTGTCGAGCCGGTAGGGCGTCGCGGTGAAGCCGATGATCTTGAGCGCCGGGTTGATCTGGCGCATGTCGGCGAGGAACTTGCCGTACATGGTGCCGGCGTCACGCGGGATCAGGTGCGCCTCGTCGACGATGATCAGGTCGCAGCGCTGCACTGTGTAGGCACGCCGCCAGATGGACTGGATCCCGGCGCAGGTGATCGCCTGCCCGACGTCCTTCCGCCCGAGCCCCGCCGAGTAGATCCCCGCCGGCGCGTCCGGCCAGTGCCGGACCAGAGCCGCGTAGTTCTGGGCTATGAGCTCGCGCACATGCGTGAGCATCATCACCCGGCTGTCGGCCCAGGCCTCGAACACGCCGCGGATGAACTCCGCGATCACCACCGACTTGCCAGTTCCCGTCGGCAGCACGATCAACGGGTTGCCGGTCTCGCGCATGAAGTAGTCGTAGAGCGCGTCGATCGAGGCGCGCTGGTAGGGGCGCAGGTCGATCATCGCCCGTCGTCCTCCCAGCCGTCATAGATCACGGTGTCTCCGCGCACGTCGACCTGCTCGCGCGGCACCAGCCCTGGGATGTAACGATGGCAGGGCAGCGCCTCGCGGCCGGTGCCCATGTCGTGGCCCAGCGCGCACGCCCAGGCGCCGCCGTCGACCGGCGTCGAGTGCATGCAGGTCCGGCAGTTGCGCTCGGGCAGGTCGGCGCCGTGGCACAGGTTGCGGTAGTCGCACCAGCGGCACAGGTAGAAGGCCGGATCCTCCGACATGCGCGGCGGCGGGCCGTCCGCGCGCACGATCCGCCGGGCCTTCTCCACCAGCCGGATTGCCTCGCCCGCGTCGTAGTGGACGCGCTCGCAATGCAGGTCGTCGTCGTCCTTGTTCACGGCGATGTAGAGAGCGCGCGTCAGCGACGCGAGGTGCATGTAGACCTGCATCTGCGCGTAGTGCTCGGGCTTGCTGCCCTGCACGCCCTTCTTCTGCAGGTCCGCGAAGGACTTCGCCGAGTGCGTCTTGAACTCAAGCAGGTGCCAGGTCGCCGGCGCCTCGGGCACGCCCAGCCCGACGCCGTCCATCGACCCGCCGAAATGCCCCTCGGCATCGCGCACGGTCCACTGCCGCCCGCTGTCGGGATCGACGTCCATGACCGTCATGCCGATCCGCCGAAGGTCGGCGACGATGCGCGGCTCCTCGAGGTGTCCGCGCGAGAACAGCCGCAGCAGCCGCCCGTCATGGCGAACCGTCAGCGCCCAGCGGAAGCTGTACCAGAGCTGCCGCTCGCACTGCCGGCCGATCACCGACGCGCCCAGGTGGGCGCGCCGGCTGTCTTCCTGACGCTCCGCGATCGCGCGGAAGATCAGGCTGCGCGTGTCGTTCACGCGCGGCGGGATGGGTGCCATGTCTCTCCCCTCGCGAGCGCCTTGAGGATGGCGCGCGTGGCCGACCACCATAGTGGATCATCCCACGCGCGCTCGGGTTGCGTCTTTGTCATCTCAGTCTCCATGCCTCGCCGTGCCTGGCCGTGCCCAGCAATGCCCAGCCTTGCCAGGCCACGCCCTGCCGCGCCTTGCAGCGCCCTGCCTCGCCACTCCTTGCCATGCTCGGCCACGCCTTGCCCCGCCAAGCCAAGCCGGACAGTGCCGTGCAGTCTGCATTCACGCCGCGCGCGCCAGGTCGAGCGCGTCGCGCTCTTCCCACCGCACGACAGCGAACCGTCCGTATGGTCCCTTCCGCGCCGGGCGGAAGTCGCCCAGCCCGACGCGCGAGCCGGCATGATCAACGATCCGGCGCATCAGCTTCGCGTTGAAGTTCCCGGTGTCGAGGCGCATCTCGAACGCCAGGCGCCAGTCGTCGAACATCGGCCGGTGCGTGAGCACGCGACCCTTGGTCGACGGGATGACGACCGCGCGCGTGTCGACGCGCCACGGCTGCTGGTGCTGGATCTCGATCTCCGCAGCCTCGATGTCGAGGAAAGCGAACAGCATCGACGACGCCGCCGTCGTCACCTGCGCCTTGCCGACCTTCTCGAAACGACCGCCGTCGATCAGGCACCGCAGCAGGTTCGGCTGCGGGATGATCGGCGTCTGGCCGCCGGCGCCGCCCAGGTAGAGCTTCTTGCTCGCGATTTCGAGCGGCGTGCCTCGATCTTGCGCAGCGCTCGCCGAGCGCGAGCCAGACGAGGCCGCCTGCGCGGCCTCGTCGTGGAAGCGGTTGCAGATCAACGGAGTGATGCCGCTGATCTCGACGGAGATGGTGATCATGTCAGCGCCTCCACGGCGGGGTCGCGCCGGCCGCCTTGGCCGGTGCCGCCGCCCTGGCCGGCGCGGCCTGCTGGACCGGCGCCTGCTGCGCCGGCTGCGCCGCGCGCTGCATCTGCACGACCTGGCCGCCGGCCGCCGCGCGGTAGTTCGCGACCTCGTTGCTCGGGCCGTAGTCGCCCTGGCCCGGCCGCACCTTGACCTTGGCGACCAGCGTGCAGCCGTGGAGCTCCTCGCTGTCGGCCACGTTCAGCTTGCCGACCGCGTGGCAGATGCTCGACAGCGTGCGCTCGG